GGATAACGGCTTTACTGGCGATGTGACTGGCGATGTGACTGGCGACGTGACCGGTGCCGTTACTGCAACCACCATCACTGCTTCTGGCGCGATTATTTTTTCGGGCCTCCCCACCGCAGACCCTGAGGTTGCTGGTCAACTTTGGTCGAACGCCGGTGTTCTGAACGTTTCAGCAGGCGCTTAATAGCTTCGTAGGGAGGGTCTTCCTATGGCTCAGCAAACAGACGTTCTCGCCACCAAGCCCCTAGGGGCCGGTACGGCAAGCTTCAAAGATCAGGCGGATAACGACCTCGGTCGCGTACGCATCAAAGGTCTCCACATCGAGTGCGGCGCTAGCGCTGGTTCGGTGGTCCTTAAGGATGGAAGTGGGGGCAGCACGCTGCTTACCATTAATACACCGACGGTCGCGAATGGCGGTGCTTACGATGTCGTCATTCCAGACCAAGGTATTCTTGCAAAGACGGGCCTATATGGTACGATTACTAACACAGAGTCAGTAGTCGTATTTTATGGGTGATTTATGCAAAACGAACAGGGCTTCGATCTAGCGGGCCGTAGTATATTTATCGCGCTTCCCGCGTACGACTTTAAGGTATCCTTGAAGTTGGCCGTATCGCTTGCTCGTTTTGCGCAGGCCGCGCCTCGCCACGGAATTAGTTTGCAGATCGGAAGTATCTGCGGCTGTTCCGTGGTTTCGCGTGCCCGTAACCTACTTGTTCGTGACTTCCTTGACTCTGAGTGCACTGAACTTCTTTTCATTGATAGCGACATCAACTTTGAGCCAGACGCTATTCTGCGTTTGATGGCTTGGGGTTCTGACCCGGACAAGGGTATCGTGGCTGCGCCTCCCCGCGTGCGCGATGAGAAACTGCGCTATATCACCGACCTAGACCAAGATGAGAACGGCCATATTACCATGAACGGTATGGGGCTAGTTCGTGCCGAGCGTGTGGCTACGGCCTTCATGTGGGTTAACCGCAACGTATTTACTGATCTGGTTGGCGCTCACCCGGAGTGGGGATACTACGATCAACGTGCAGATAAGCAGCTTAACGCTGTGTTTGATTTCAAAGTAACCCCTGAGGGTTACGTCGGCGAAGACTTTCTATTCTGTGATCGCGCAAGAGAAGCAGGCTATGAAGTCTGGATCGACCCAACAATTACTTTAGGCCACATGGGCGTGCAAGAATATATCGGTAATTTCGGCGAAGATGTGCTATATCCCATGGTAGATCACGAAGAAGGACTAGTTTGATGGCTAAGTCTCCGGCATGGACACGTAAGGCGGGCAAGAACCCTAAAGGCGGACTCAACGCAAAGGGTCGCGCTTCCTACAACCGTGCCAATCCGGGGAAGCCGGGCCTCAAAGCGCCGGTAAAAAAGGCGCAGGCCAAAAAGTCGCCCAAGTCGGCGGCACGACGCAAGAGCTTCTGCAAACGCATGAAGGGCATGAAGAAGAAACTAACTTCGGCCAAAACCGCCCGCGACCCAAACTCGCGGATTAATAAATCGCTTAGAGCTTGGGATTGTTAAAATGAGTGTGGTCCATCCTTCGGAAACAGTAAAGCACGTAGTGGACGGGCTTTCTATAGCTACGGTGTTAGGTACATTGGCTGAATTTCTCCCCGCTGCCGCCGCGTTGTTTACCGTCGTATGGACGGGGATTCGTATTTACGAAACACGTACTGTTCAAAAACTTTTGGGTAAGGATATTAACGATGCCGGGTAAACGTGGACCAGTGGTCACCATGAAAATGGATGACCTTAGAAAACGCACTGCAAAGCGCGACGCTGACCGTAAAGAGGCGGAGCGTAAGTCGAAGGAACTCGATAAGGGTGCAGTTGAACGCGGTAATCGCGAACAAAAGCGGGAAGCAGAAAGCCTTAAGAAGATGCGTGAGCGTATGCCTAGGGGCATGGCTAAAGGCGGTATGGCTAAAAGCGGTAAGTTTCCGGACCTCAACAAGGACGGCAAGGTAACCAAAGCTGATGTTCTTATGGGGCGCGGCGTAGTTAAGAAACGGAAAGGTGGTAAAGTCATGAGCGGTTGTGGTGGTAAGACCAAGAAAATGGCGTACGGCGGTAAGGTCAAGAAAATGGCTAAGGGCGGCAAGGTAAACCACAAGGGTTGTGGTATCGCCAAGCGCGGTCTGACCAAGGGTCGGATGGTCTAACATGCGTAGTTGCCGTGGCATGGGTAAGATGATGAAGTCTAAAATGCCGAAGGGCATGGCCAAGGGCGGCAAGTTGGATATTTCCAAAGCCATCAAGAAGCCGGGTTCGCTCCGCAAGAGCCTCGGTGTGAAGAAGGGCGAGAAGATTCCAGCTAAGAAGTTGGCCAAGGCCGCTAAGGCTCCCGGCAAGATGGGCCAGCGTGCGCGCTTTGCCCAGACGCTGGCGAAGCTTAGGAAGAAGTAATATGATGAAGTGCCGTGGCATGGGTAAGATTAGGAAGGGTATGGCCAAGGGTGGCTCCGTTAAGGATGCCTGCTACAAAAAGGTCAAATCTCGGTACAAGGTCTTCCCATCCGCCTATGCCTCGGGCGCTATCGCTAAGTGTCGTAAGAAAGGCGCTAAGAATTGGGGTACTAAGAGTGGCCGTTCGTAAGACAGCAAAAGGTGCCGCTCTTAAGCGCTGGTTTAAGGAAGACTGGAAAGACGTACGTACAGGCAAAGCTTGCGGACGTAAGAAGGGTGAAAAACGCGGTACGCCGTATTGCAGACCGACAAAACGGGTGTCCAGCAAGACACCTAAAACGTCATCTGAGATGACTACGTCGGAGAAGCGCAAGCGTATCGCACAAAAGAAACGTCTAGGCCAACCGGCGGGTAAACCTAGAAGAGTACAAGCGGCTCGAAGGAAAAAGAAATGAGTGCACAACAACCTATGACCCCGATGGGTGGCCAACCAACCCCTAATACAACACCCTACGGTCTAACGCAGTCCACCCCTATGCAGCAGCCCACCCCTATGCAGCAGCCCACCCCTATGCAGCAGCCCAGTCCCATGACTGCCGGACGACCTCCTGCACCGGGCGGCAAGGGCGGCGCTCCGGGCCAACCCTCACAAGCTTCACAACCTCCTGCACCGGGCGGCAAGGGCGGCGCACCCAGTTCCCCCGGGCCACTTCCAATGCAAGGTGGCGCGCCAAACCCCGCCAACCCCAATGTGCCGCAATATTCTCCTATGCAGCAACAAAGCAGCCTGAGAATGGCGCAACAAAGTGGCATGCCGGAACAAAGGGGCATGACGCAACAAAGGCGCGCGCCCAGCATCAACAGAGAAGAAATGCTGCAAAGCAGCCTAAATAGCATGTCGAATGTGCCGGACTGGCTAAGAAACCGCGTCCAAGCGCCCCAACCAATGCGTCGCGGCGGTCAGGTACATAGGGGTTTGGGCGCTATTGTCCCTAGGAGACGGTAATGACAACAACAGGCACTTCAGCGTTTAACCTTGATCTTAACTCGTTAGTCGAAGAGGCTTTCGAGCGCTGTGGTGCTGAGCTACGTACGGGATATGATCTACGTACGGCGCGTCGTAGCCTAAACCTACTCACCATCGAGTGGGCTAACCGTGGGATTAACCTATGGACCATCGAGCAAGGCAGCATACCGCTGGTACAGGGGCAGATTGCTTACGATCTTCCGGTAGATACTATTGACCTGCTTGACCACGTAATCCGCACCGGCACAGGCACAAACCAGTCTGATATCAATATCAACCGTATCAGCGTGGATACCTACTCGACGATCCCGAACAAAAACGCTCAGGGTCGCCCCATCCAAGTCTGGATTAACCGGCAGTCAGGCGCAACCGAACCGGGCGGCGTAGCTAACCCGCAGATCAATGTGTGGCCTGCCCCCGATGGCGCTACCACTTATACGTTTGTTTATTGGAGACTGCGCCGTATCCAAGATGCAGGCGACGGTGTTGACACGCAAGATATCCCGTTTCGCTTTCTCCCCTGCATGGTGGCGGGGCTTGCATACCACTTGTCCCGTAAGGTACCCGGCGCGCTAGAACGCACTCAAATGCTTAAGATGGAATACGAAGAGTTGTTCCAGCAGGCTGCCGATGAAGACCGCGAAAAGGCTACACTGAGAATAGCGCCTCGGCAGATGTATCTCTAGGGGGTGTCATGTCTAGTAACTACGCACTCGGCAAAAAGGCTATCGCGGAATGTGATAGATGCGGGTTTCAGTACAAACTCAAAGAATTAAAAAGCATTGTCATTAAGACCAAAGAGGTCAACCTCCTCGTATGCCCAACTTGCTGGGAAGAAGATCAACCCCAACTTCAACTAGGTATGTACCGTGTTGAAGACCCCCAAGCACTACGCAACCCACGTCCCGACAACAGCTACCAACAGAGCCGGGACATTCAGTGGGGCTGGAGTCCTGTAGGGCTAAATAACCCTTTGGGTTTGTCCGGACTCGAA